CAATGTCGGTATCGGAACGACGACACCTTCCCAAAAACTGACAGTTGCAGGCAACATTGGTCTTCAAGCAGGAGCAAACGCTTTTGTCGGAACATTAGACAATTATGCTTTTAGTTTGAGAACAAACAATACTGATAGAGTTTTTATCACAAATGATGGTAGAATTGGTATTGGAACAACTAATCCAACAGGTTATAACTCAAAACTTGCTGTTGAGGTAAGTGATACTACTGATGTGAGAGTATTTACAGGATTTGCACCTAATTTAAACACTGGTTATGCTGTATACTTAGGGTTAGGAAAATCACTGACCACTCGCAACAGCGGTTGGATAGGATTTAAATATGTTGGAGACCAAAGCACAAGCAATTTTATAACTTTTGGGTTGTATGATGTTAATAACATTTTAGTGATAACAGGAAATAGAAATGTTGGTATTAGAAACACTTCTCCAACATATGCTTTTCAAATTGGTTCAGCAGGTGATGGTTCTTCAGCGATAGCGAATGCGTGGAATACATATTCTGATATAAGGTTGAAAGAGATTGTTGGCGAGATAAAATCAGATGAAGCGTTGGAGAAAATTTTGAACTTACAAGCAAAAAGGTTTTATTACAAGAATGATGAGAACAAGAAAGAACTTGTTGGCTTCATAGCACAAGAAGTTGAAGAGTATATACCAGAGGTAATCTCAACAGATAGTTCTGAAGAAAAATATAAAGCAATAGCATATGACAAATTAATACCATTTTTGGTTGAAGCAATTAAACAATTACATAAAGAATTAGAGGAGGTAAAACAATGGATAAAAAACAAGAATTAGAAAATCTAACAAAAGAATTACAAGAAAAAATAAATTTGTTTAACACTCTTGAAATTCAAAGGCAAAATATTGTATTAGAGATAAAGTATTTACAAGGAAAAATAGATTTATTGAAAGAATTAATTGATGATGGGAATGAAGGATCTGAGAAAGCAAATAATGATACAGGAGAAGGGCAATAATGAACATGCTTGATTTTATTTTAAAATTATATCCATTGGTTTTTATGATATTACAACTTGTGATTTTGTTAGCAATAAAGATGAACGATATAAAACATATTGCTGATGAGATACAAGACATTAAAAAGGTTGTTGATGATATTAACAAGAAAATCTTAGAACACGAATGCAGAATAGCGAAATTAGAGGGTAAACTTAATGGCAAATCTAATTAAGAAAATTTACGATTTCATTTTAGATTTACTTTGGGACTTATCTCATTCAGCAAAATGGGATTTTATTTTCCATTTGATTATTATTGTTTTACAACTTGTTTGTATAGGATTTTTAATTAAAATTTATGATTTGTTGTTAGGAAAAGTATTAAAATGAACAAACTACAGAAATTTATTTTTGAAAAAATAATTTTGCCAAAACTAACACAGGAGGTAAAAAAGTTTATGGAGACAAAGAAATGGTATCAGAGTAAGACAATATGGAGTGGTATAATAACGATTTTGATAACTGTGTATAACACAATACAACCTTTATTAGCACAATATTTTGGTATAAAGTTACCTGTTATTCCTGACTGGGTTTATACAATACTTGGAGCGTTAGGAATTTATGGTAGAGTAGTAGCGAACAAAAAAATTGGATAAACGAATGAAGGTAAATATATCAAGAGAAGATTTTGTTAAAAAAGCGTATCATTACGCTAAAATGGTGTTAGACAATTTTGGTATTCAACCTATAATTTCTATTTCACAATCAGCACACGAGAGTGATTGGGGTAATAGTTATTTAGCAATACAAGCAAATAATTTGTTTGGTATAAAAGCGACAGAGAGTTGGATTAAAAAAGGCGGTAAAGTGTGGGTTGGAAAGACTTTTGAATATATTAACAATGAAAAAGTTTATCTTAAAGATGGTTTTCGTATGTATGATAGTTGGGAAGCAAGTTTTATGGATTGGGCTTTGTTAATTAGTCAATTAAGTAAATATAAGAAAGCGTATGAATACGCAAAACAAGGTTTAGTTAAAGAATACGCAGAAGCGATTTTAACAAAGTTTGATAAAAATGGTAAAGTTATAGAATGGGGTTATACAACGGATAGAGATTATCCTAAAAAACTTGTAGAAGTTGCACAAGTTGTAAGAAAGATAGCAAATGAAAAATTGGGAATACAAATCTAAAAAGTTTGACAAAAATCTTTGTAATACTTGTAAGTATTATAAAACTTGTGAAGTAAGGAAATATGAAACAAGACCAACAGAAAAAGTTCGGTTCTGCTTATATTACAGGAAAAATAAAAAATTTAGTAATGATAGAATGGGAAGATCCGACTTGGCATAATGATAAAAATGTTTTTGAAACTGATTTTGAACTAATTAAACAATATACGGCAGGGTTTTTGATAAAAGAAACAAAAAAATTTATTAGAGTAGCGTTGAATATAGATGATGATGGTTATGGAGAATATATAGATATACCAAAAGGGTTAATAACAGGTATATGGATATATTCAATAAATTGCCAAAAAGCAAACAAGTAATTTTGTTAATAGACGAGTTATTTGAAAAAGAAAAAAGGTTATTTAAATTAAGTGATTTACATAAAATAGTGTCAGAAAAAGTAGAAGGGTTAACATTGTTTAATTTACAAGAGATTTTGAGAAGATATTTTTATAAAAACAGATTGATGATAAACAAACCTAATTTTGTTTTATATGGTAATGAAAAAACAATAAAGAAAGTGAGAAGATATTTATATGAGTAAGATTGAAGAATTAACAGAATTGTTAACCTTGTGGGAACAGAAAAAAGTTGAGATTAAAAAAATAAAAGAAAAATACAAAAATTTTACAGGTGAACTTGTTGTTATCTCGGATTTACATATTCCGTTTATTGATTTAAATGTTTTTAAAGAGTTCCTTAAAACAGGATTAAAAGGCGCAAAATTATTAGTTATAGCAGGTGATTTTGTTAATTTTGATAAGTTTAGCAGGTTTATTCATATAGATGGTATTGTATCAGCAAAGAAAGAGATTGATTTAGCAAATAAATATTTAGAAACTTTATGTAGTTATAAAATACCGATTATTTATTTAAAAGCAAATCACGAATTGAGGTTAGAAAAGTTTTTGTATAGAACTTTGCCGAATGATATTGCAACAGATTTAGTTAATTTAGGTTTATCATTGACAAATTTTTTTAAATATAAAAATTTAGTTTTAGTAGATAATTGGTTTTGCCAGATAGGCAATGTTATTGTGGCGCATCCTGAAGTGAACTCTATTGTAAGAGGGCGAGCGGTTGATTGGACAATAGAGTATTTTGAGGGCAGAATACTTGATTTTAATTGTGTTATTATAGGGCATACACATAGACAAATTAAGATGTTCAGAAAAGGGAAACTCGGTATTGAATGTGGTTCAATGTGTAAAACGCTTGATTATACTGTTGACAGCAAATTTTCAGGTTATAGAACAGAAACTCAATATTTAGGTTATGCGTATGCGGTGTTGAAAAATGGCAAATGTGAATTAAATAATACAAATTTTATAACCTTGAAAATAAACGATAAAATTTTATAAAATTCATATTAGGAGGTAAAAATATGGAAAAAATAGTTATATATGATTTAGATGGGACATTGATAGATGTTTCTGAAAGATTGTCTAAGTCGCTTGAAGAAGTTGGTATTCAATCTTTAGAAGAAGCAACAGATGAACAATATGATGAAGTTATGAAAATCTTTAATTCTAAAAAATATATTGATACTGACAAACCAAAGGAAGATGTTATAAATCAATTAAAACAAGATGCTGATGAGTATGGTGTTTTTATAATGACTGGTAGAGTTGGTGAAGTAAAAGATTATACAAAACAACAATTAAAAAAATTTAACATTCCTTATGATGAAATTATTTTTGTTAATGAAGATTTAAGAGATATTAAATCTACTGCTGATAATAAAGCACAAAAAGTTGCTGAATTACAAAAGCAATATGAAATAGTAAAATTTGTTGATGATATGCCAGAAAATAGAGAAGCAGTTGCTGAAGTTATTGGTGAAGATAAAATCGTTGAGCCATCTTCTAATTCTAATGAGGGAAAAACAGAAGAAGAAAGACGAGAAACACATCAAAAAGTATATGGAGAAGAGCCGCCTGAAAGAGGGACTGGTAGAGGAAAGACGCCTGAACAAGAAATAACAGAATATGCTATGGGGATGAAAGAAGAATGAAAATATATGGTTATCAACCTTTACCTAAACAATTAGAGTTTCATAAATCAAAAGCAAAATATAAAGCGTTTATAGGTGGTTGGGGATCAGGTAAGACAAAGGCTGGCATTTGGGAATGTATTGATTTAGCAATGAGGTTCCCTAGAAATTGTATATTGGTAGCACGAAAATATTCTACTGATTTGAGAGATACTACACAAAGAATGTTTTTTGAAGAATGTCCTAACGAATTAATTAAAGAGTATAAAAAGTCAGAAAGAAGGTTAATATTTATTAATGGTTCTGAAATATTGTTTAGAGGTCTTGAATACAAATCAGAAAGAGAAAAAAGAGCATTGTTAGGTTCTTTCAATTTAGGCGCTTTTTATGTAGATGAAGCTTCTGATATTGATTTATCATTATTTAGAGATTTACAAGGTCGTTTGAGATTAAGTCATGTTCCTGAACATTATGGTTTAATAACATCTAACCCTACAACTGTTGAACATTGGATTTATAAATTATTTGTTCTTAATAATGATCCAAACTATTTTTTAGTTAAAGCATCATCATTAGATAATAAATATTTGCCAAAAGAATATCTTGAAGAATTGCAGAAATATCCAGAAAGTTGGAAAAGAAGATATTTAATGGGAGAATTTGGATTTTTAGAAGATGGGACACCAGTATTTAAAGATTTTAATGAAAACTTGCATGTGTCTGATGATGTGCATTATATGCCTGGAAAACCTGTAATACGTGGTTGGGATTTTGGGTTTCATAGACCTGCTGTTGTATGGTGTCAAATAGATGAAGATGATAGGTTTATAATTTTAAAAGAATATCTTGGTAAAGATGAATACCTTGATACATTTGCTGATAAAATTATAAAAATGTCTAATGAAGAATTTTATGGTGCTGAATTTATAGATTGTGTAGATCCTGCTGGTGCTCACGTATCAGACAAATCAAGAATTACTTCGTGTGATATTTTGAGAGCTAAAGGGTTAAATCCACGTTATAAATGGGTAAAAGTTGAGATAGGAATACAATTAATACAGAAAAAATTAAATACGTTAGTTAATGGTAAACCTGCTTTTGTTATAAAAAAGAGTGGTTGTCCAAGATTAATAGAAGCGTTTGCTGGTGCTTATACCTATACAAAAGATGAAAATAAGGAAGTTCCTTATAAAGATGGTTTTTATGAACATTTAGTTGATGCTTTAAGATATATTTTTAACGTTTATTACAGCACAGCATTATACGATGCACAATATTATGATTTAGAAATTCCTGAACCGAGGTGGTTTAACTTATGAAAGATATAGAAGAAAAACAAATAGTTCATAATTCATTACAACTTTGGCAAGAAGCTTACGAAGCAAGAAAACCTATTGAAGTTATATGGCAGAAGGTGTATAATTTATATAATAATCAATATGATTTTTCTAAGAAAGCAGAATGGCAGTCAAAACAATATTTACCTAAAATATCTAATGCTGTGAGAGCTATAGTAGGTTTTGTTAAAAAAGCTATAACTCAAGAAGGTGATTGGTTTACTGTTAAATTTTTAAATGAAAAGTTTATAGAATATGAGCCTGTTTTAAAAAGATATATTTTGTATTGGTTAAATGTTAACAAATTTAATCAAATTTTTGATGAAGCTTTAATTTGTGGTTTGTTGTCAAATTTAATGATTTTTAAGGTTTATTGGAAAACTTCTCAAACTATGGAAGGAACTACTATACCGCAAAAAAGTATTGTAGCTGATGTAAAAGAAGAGAAAGAAAAAACTTTGAAAGATATTGTCTTAGAAAGTTTAGGTGGTAGCTTTGCTGAGGCAGAAAAAGAATTTTTATCAATGTATACTGAAGAACTTAAAATCGCTGTCGTAGATCCATTTGATTTCTTTATAGATCCTACTGGTAGATATAAATATGTGATTCATAGAATAACAATGGATTTATCAGATTTGAAAGAAATTGCTGAGGCATCAAATTATAATGTGAAGGTTGTTGAACAAATTGAAGAAGACTATAGAAAACAAGAGTTTGAATATAAAGAAGCAGTAAGAAAAGGGATGGCTATTGCTAAAAAACCTACTTTTAGAAAACAAGTTGAATTGTGGGAATTTTGGGGTGATTTGTTTGATGAATATGGTAATGTTATATTTAGAAATTGCACTTGGACTATTGCTAATGAAAAATATCTTATTAGAGGACCTATAGAAAATCCGTTTTGGCATAAAAAGGCACCATTTGTTTGGGGTCCTATTATAAAAAGACCTTTAAGTGTTTATCATAAAAATTTCTTTGAAGATAGTATAGGTTTAGCGTTTGTTCTAACAGAATTGTTAAATATGATGATAGATACAAATAGTTATGCAACAGCAAAAGCGTTTGAGATAGATATGGATCTTTTATATAAACCTGAAGAATTAACTACTGGTATTTATCCAGGTAAAGTGTTTAAAAAGAGAAGCGGTGGTGCTAATTTGCCACTTATTAGAGAGATAAGTTTAGGTCAAGTATCACCACAAATTTTAAGAATTTATCAAGAAATGGATAGAGAATTTCAAAATGCTACTGGAACAACAGAATTTTTGTTAGGTAAACCTGCTACAAGAGGACGACCTACTGCTACTGAAGTTGCTATAAAATCACAACAAAGTTCAGCATTTATTGAAGATATTGCTTCTTGTATAGAAGATAATGTTTTATCACCATTACTTAAAATGATAACTGTGTTAATCTTACAGTATCAAAGAAGTTTTGATGATATAAGATTTACTGAAATACAAGAAGATATTAAGAAGAAAATGAAAATATTAGCTACTTTACCAAATGAAGAAAAAAGAAGACTTATTGATATATTTAATTTTGAAGTTAAAGGTATATCAGGTTTAATAAATAAAAGACAAAATATTGAAAAATTACTTAGTTTTTTAGAATTTACAATGAATACACCAGTAGCAGATTATATAAATTTTGGTAATGTTTTAAAACAAATAGCATCTTTATTAGATTTAGATGCTGAAAATTTATTATTACCTGAAGAATATGTTCAAAAAATGAGATTGTTAAAAATGCAACAAGAATTATTATTATCTCAATTAAAAGGAGGTAAAGGTTATGACAAAAAAAGAAAAACACCTAGTATTCCCTGAGGAGGCTATAAAAATAAATTTTTATGCGTATGGGCTTGATAAGAAATATCTTCCTGAGAAAGAAATAGATTTTAATGTGAAAAAAGAAGTTCCTGATGATGTTGGTGGTAGAAAAAGTGTTAGTTTGAAAGAAATGTATGGAACCCTACCAAAAGAAAGAATGGAAGCAGCAAGAGTATGGAATAAAGTTAGACCTAAAGCAACATCTATAACAAGAGAAAAAGAACCTAAGGGTGGTAAAAAAGATCCGTTTGCTAAAAAATATTAAACAGGAGTTAATAACTATGCCATTTAAAAGTAAAAAACAATGGAGAAAATTTTTCGCTATGGAAGCAAGAGGTGAATTGACAAAAGGGACTGCTGAAAAATGGGCTAGGGAAACTAAAAAAGCTGGGAAATCATATAGTTCTTTACCTGAAAGAAAAAAGAGAAAATATAAAGGTTCAGGGACTTTTGAAGAAGAAGATTTGTATAGAGGATATATAAAAATCGGTTAATAGGAGGTTTTTTATGAATAAAGAACAATTAAAGAAACAAATTGTATCAGATATATTTAAAACACCAAAATTAAAAAAAGAGCGTTATACTGGTTCTAAACAAATCAATAAAGAAGATTTATCAAGGGGGTATATAAAAATTAATGCAACAAAAAGAAATAATTCAAGAAATAGCTAGACAGGTTGAAGATTATCTTAAAGATTTTTTTGAGAATGAGAAACAGCGTATTTATCGTGATTTGTGTAATTGTGAACCTAATTTAGAAAAATTCTTGCAAATTCAAGCAAGAGCGAAAATATTAAAGGATTTAGAACAACAAATTTTAATAGATAAAACAGGTGGGTAAGTTTGTCTAAAATCTTGACAAACTCCACCAAAATTTTATAAAAAATGGAGGTATAAAAATATGACAGAGATAAAACAAAATCCCCCTGCTGAGAGTCAACAACAGCAGGACACGGAACAAAAAGAAGTAAGATTTGCTGACAAATTTAAATCTGTTGAAGAACTTGAAAAAGCGTATAAAGAGGCAGAGCGTAAATTACAAGAGTTAGCAGAAAGAAGTAAAAGGGCAGAAGAATTGTTGGAAACTTTAATAAGCCAACAAACTTCTGCACCAACATATACAACTTCAGAAGCAAGTAATGAAGATTATTATAGTAAGCTCATTGAAAATCCAAAAGAAACTTTAGAAAAATTTGCTTCTGAACTTGAAAGAAGAATAATTACAAAAATAAAAACAGAACAAGAAATGGCAGAATATGCTAAAAGATTGCATGAATATTTCTATACAAAATATAGTGATTTAAAAGGGTATGAACCAATAGTAGGGTATTTTGCTGATGTATATCAAAAGCAATACCCTAATGAAAAATTAGAAAATTTGTTAGAAAAAATAGCAGAAGCATCAAGAGCTTATATTGCTGACAAAAAATTAAAAAGTCAGCAAGGTGAAAAACCTTTAAATGTAGCAGAACCAAGCTCTGCCAAACAAAGTTCTTCAACAGCAACAACTTCATCAGAAGAAAGATTACTTTCTCCTGATGAAGAATTACAACAATATCTTGAAGAAAGAGCTAAAGAAAGATTAAAAAAATTTATATAAAGGAGGTGAACTACCATGGCAGGACAACTTTGGCAAGTTAATACAGCGGGTGGCTATTTAGCTAACCCAAGATTGTCAAGAACTATAAGACACGCTGCACAACCTTTGATGAAGTTTAGACAATTTGTTAGACCTGAGCCTGGGTATGGTAAAAATGTTGGTGATAGAATTGAATTCTTAAGAGTATCAAATGTTCAAAATGCAGGTGGACCTTTAGAAGAAACTCAAAAGATACCAGAAACCAATGTTGTGATATCTAAAGGTGCGGTAATTGTTAAGGAATATGGTAATTCAATACCATATACTGGTAAATTAGAAGCATTAGCTGAATTTTCTGTTGAAAATATATGGACTGTTGCTTTAAGAGATGATATGGCAAAAGTGTTAGATAAAGCTTGTTATGAAGCATTTGCTCGGGCAAAAGTTAAATACACTCCAACTGGAACTGCTTCTTCACCTTCATATCAAATATCAACTAATGGAACACCAGCAGCTACTGCTACAAGAGATATTACATTGGCTGATATAAAGAATGTAATTGATTATATGAAGCAGGTATTAAAGGTTCCACCATATGATGGTGAAAACTATGTTGCTATAGTTTCTTCTTATGTTGCAAGAAAAATTATGGATAGCCAAGAATTTATTGAAGCTGCAAAATATGGTGATCCTGAAAGATTATTCCGTGGTGAGATAGGAAGAATTTATAAATGTAGATTTGTAGAAGAAACAAATGCTTTACCAGTTGTATTAGGAACCACATCATATATTGGTGAATGTATAGTATTTGGTGCTGATCCTGTAGTAGAAGGCGTTGTAATACCTGAAGAAATAAGGGCTAAAATACCAGAAGATTATGGTCGTTCTAAAGGTGTTGCTTGGTATTATATGGGTGGTTTTGAACCAACTTGGGATACTGGTAATCCTGGTGAAGCAAAAATTGTCCATATAACAAGTTTATAATAATGTATGTGGTGGAGGGGGGATAACCCTCTCCACCTAATTATTTTAACATAAGGAGGTATTAAAACTATGGCATATAGTTTAGAAAATATTAGAGTAATAATCCCAGTAAGAGTAGATCAATCAGGATTATCTGATGGTTCTGTAGTGTTTACTTGGAAACCAGCTAAAAAGATGGAATTAGTTTCAGTAAGTTTTATAGTTTCAGAGGCTTGGGGTTCTCACAATTCTAAAATGTCATTAGAAGTAGATGATGTAGAATTAGCAGAATTAACAATCCCTGCTTCTACTTCTCTTGGGACTGAAATTAACAAATCTGTAGGTATTGATGTTAATGTTGGCTCAAAAATAGAATTTGTAGCAAAAGATGTTAATGCAGAAGCTGGTAAAGGCTATTTTGTGTTAGAGTATAGAGAGTTGCCGTAATGTGAAAATTAAGATAGGGGGGCAAATAGCATAATATAAATTTTAGTATTGCCCCCCCTTATTTTTTTATTTCTATGGAAGAAAAAGAACCAGTTTTAGATTTAACAAAACCCTATATATTGAAGTGTGATGAGTTAGGTAGAATGATATATGTTCAGGATGGAAATGTTTTTTCTATAAATGGTAAATTTTTAAGAAAGGATGTTTATGTTGAAGAAAATACAGAACTAGAAATTGAGATACCTGAAGAAGTTGTGGAATTAAAAAAGAAATTAGAAGGTGAATTTGAATGTCCTATATGTGGGAAGGGGTTTAAGAAAGAGATTACTTTAAAACAGCATATTGGTAAATTTCATAAAGTTATAAGCATTAAGCATTTACCAGTATGGAGTAAAAATAAATGAATTTTAGCCAAATAAAAAGTGAGATATTGAAAATAATTAACAGGACAGATTTAGATGATTCTTATTTATCAAATGTTGTTAATGAAGCAATAGAATTTATTGATAGGTTAAGTTTATGGTTTTTTGAAGAAAAAGTTTATACTATAAATGTGAATGGTAGAAATTATGTTTTGCAATATGATTTAATATTAAATAGAATTAAGTCAATAAAAAAGATTTACTACAATTTAGTAGATTCACAAACAACATTTTTAAATTTAATACCTGTTTCTTCTATAGATGAAGCGATAATGTTGATAGGAAACTGTAATACTAGTAATGATGTTTTTCAAATAAGGAATAACTTGTTTGGTGGGTTTTATTACATAGAAGAGGGTAAAATAAAAACTTATCCAGAAATTTTAGTTAATGTTGATACTTTATATTTAAATGTTTTTACTTATTTAGATCGTTTATTTAGAGATTTTGATACAAATTATTTAACAGATAATTATCCTTCTTTAATTATCAATTATGCTTTATCAAAGATTTATAGAGATTATGAAGTTTATGATGTAGCAGAAGAGTATAAAAAGGTATTTGAGGATGAGTTAAAAGGATTATATTTTGTTAATTTATCAATTTATAAAGAGGTTAACCCAAATGAACTTTTTAGAACTACAACGGAAAATAATAAATAATTTAGGTATTAAAGAGACTAATGCTTATGTTTATACTGGTGAGTGGATAAATAATACTTTGAAATATATTAATGATTTAAGAGATTGGTGGTTTTTAAGAAAGACGTATGATTTTACGACAACAGAAGGTGTTCAAGAATATCCACTTCCTGTTGATTATAAAAACGATTTTATCTTAATTAAGTTAGATGATGGTGGATATAGAATTATAGATTATATTTCGTTATTAGATGCATTAAAATATTATGGGACTGATAAAGGTGAAGTTGCTAAATATTACATAGAGAATTCTACTAAAAAATTGTTATTGTTCCCAACACCAAATAAAAGTTATAATATGAAGTTTTATTATCATGCTAATTTAATTCCGTTGGTAAATGCAGATGATACTAATATTTTGTTGGAAGAATATCCTTATTTGATAGAAGCAGGTGCTATGAAGTTGGGATTAGAATTTTTAAGAAGGTATGAAGAGGCTCAATATTATAATGCAAGATTTCAGGAATATATTAAGGAACTAAGTGTTATAGATAATGAGAAGAAACTACCTGAAGAGTTTGTATTTATACCAAGAAGAGACTATTATGCATCGAATTTAGAAGAGAATACGGTGAAGGCATTATTAGATTATTGGTAATATGAAGAGTAAAAAAGTTAAGGAACATATAATAACGAATTTTCTGAAAGGTATTATAACCAATGCTGATGATAAAGTTATTCCTAATGAAGCAATTTCTAATATGTATGCTGGTAAAGTTTCCACTTTTGGTATAAATTGTGGTTTTTATGTAGAGCCAAATAAAGAGACAAAATATATTTTATTGAATAAAGATGAAGTTGATGGTTGTTTAGTATCAAATGTTATAACTAAACCTACTTATCTTTATCCTAAAGGTAGATCTTATTTAGTATTTGGGAAACAAACAGCAAGGAATTGGTATCGTAAAGTTATCACTATAGTTTCACCATATTCTTTTGACAATTCTATTTTAATTAACTTAGTATTAGATCTAAAAAGTCTTTATACAGTTAACAAATTAAGCGATGATTTTTCTGAATTAAGGTTCACATTAGATGCTGATGGGACACAACCTTTACCACATTATATTTTTACTCATCCTTATCCTAAATATGGTAATATAAATCGCTCTCAATATGTAGTTCATATTTTACTTCCTTTTATAAATCAAGGTGAGAATTATATTTATATGTGGTATAATTTAGACGATAGCGTAAGTAATTTTAATAGTGTTAAAAGCACTTTTAATGTTGATTATTCAAATCACAAGCTTAGTGATGTTAATGAAGATTTTCAAGGTAATATTTTGAGTAGCCAATATGAAGTTGTTGAAGGTATCTTTAGAAATAATTTTTATAATGGGTATAAAGTGTGGAGTTTAGGTGGTGCTTTAACGAATCATACGGTCAAGATATATCCTCCACTTTATACAAATCGTTTTAGTTATTACTTTAAATTTATCACAGAAAAAACTAGTGTTAATGGGTATTTTCTTTTTAAGATGTTTCTTGATGGTGTATTAAAATCTTATATACAAACAAGTTATAATGGAACTAATATAAATTATTTGGTATGGGTCAATGGAGATGTGAGATCAACATTTTCTATTCCTGTGCAAACAGAGTTAAATTTTGGTAGTGCAGATTTTAGTATTTTCTTTGATGGTGTCAATATAACTATTAATTATTCTACTGATGGTGGATTAAATTGGAATTCAATTTTTACTTTTCCTTTTGGTTTTATATATTACGACTTAAGATTTGAATTAAATTTTATTCCTGGTGATTATAACGAATATATTCATCTAATACACTTTTTTGGTGTTAATGATAATAGGATAGCTAATTTATCTTCTTATTCTGTTGGTGATGAAGAATTTTATTTGAATAGTTTTGCAAACAGTTATGGTATAATTTCAAAATCTACTAGACATGAAAGATTTGTTTATAATCAATTAAAAATTAACAATAATTCTTATATGATTAATAAAAATCCTAGATGTGCTTTATGGGATGATAAGATATATATTACTTCAGCATTTGCGTATATGAACATTAATGGAATAGATCTTTATGGTGGTTTATATAGTATTTGTCCTTATGATGACTCTATAAATTATATTGATTATTTTTTAAAACCTAATTCTGGTTTTAATATGATATGGGAGACTGGTTTGGTTGATATAAACATATATAAAAACTTTATGTTTGTATTTTCTCCGATATATATATTTTGGTCTGATTTTAGTAATCCTTTGGTATGGGATAGTGGTATGGCTGGTAATTCTATGTTAGGTAATTTGAATACTGATTATATTGTTAAGACGTTAGTTTATAAAGACACCTTATTTATTTTTACAAAATGGAAAATATACGCTTTAGAATGGGCTGGTTATCCTACTTTATGGAAGATAACACCTGTAGTTGAGTTAACAAAAGAATTTTATGATGCTGTTGTTAGTCCAGATTTTATTTATGTTTTATTAAAAAGTGATTATTTTTATTTATATGAATTTAATGGTTATAGTTTAAAGTTATTGAATTATGAAATTTTAAATAAATGTGTTATAGATGACAATGCAGAATTTTTTATAGATTTTGAAGGTTATGTTCATTTAATAACGAATAAGAATTTGATTACTTATGATCCTTATTTAAAACTTTTTAATATCAATGAAAACTTTATAACAGAAGATTATATTAAGAATAAAATGCATATTTCAGAATATTATTATCCACATCCAACTTCTGCTACAGAGAGTTATACTTATTATAGTGTTAATAATCGTGTTTTAATGAATTTATATAGATATAAAATTGAAAAAGAACAGATATATGGAAAAATAGATTTTGAGACTAAGAAATTTGATTTTGATGTTCCTAATTATAGTAAGAGATTATTGAAAGTTGAAATAGTAGGTGATTGGAAAGGTAAGTTGAATATTGATATAAATGGTAAAAATTTTACTACAGAAAATGGTTTAATTACTTGCAATTTAGTTGACAAATTTTTTAAATATAGAATTAGTGGTGATAAAGTTAGGGCTATAAATTATATTAAGTCATATTTTGTAGTAGAAGGAACAAGATAATTTAGGGGGTATAAACCAATGGCTAAAACAACATATTCTACATCTAGTGGTTTTTATCGTATTTCTCCTGAAGTAGCGGAAATTTTAAAAACAGGTATAAGTCCTACTACTGGTTATAACTTTGGGAGTAATATAATACCTTTAGGTATACCGAAAGATACACCTTTTGTAGTAGAACCTGAATATTTTTATCCAAAAAAAGAATTACAATCAGTTTTTGCTAATTATTTTTCTATGTTGCCAAGTATATCTGATATTTTAGGGAGAGGGATAACTTCACCAACTTCTTTACCTGGGTATGAATTGTTATCAAAAGCTGCTGAAGAAGAGGCTAATAAGTTAGGTGCAAAGTTTATAGGTGCTGGGTTAGGTTATACACCTCAATATGTTACAGGGGTAAGAGATATATATGGCAATATGATGAGGAATGTGGCTGATATATTTTTAGAAAGACAATTAGAACTAGTTAAAGCATTAACAGGGTTATATCAATTACCGATGCAATTAGCTGGTCTTACTATAAGTCCTGAAATATATGTTCCTTCGCCTACTACTACAAAGATTGTTCAAGAAGAAAAGAGAGAAGCTACAGGTGCAGAATGGTTGATGGCAGCAGCTAGTGTTGCACCTTTATTGTTAAAAATTTTAGGTATACCTATACCTTAATAATAGGAGGTATAAAATATGCCTGTAAAGGTAATAGGACAGCCGACTACAGAATATAGAACTGTAGTTAAAACAGGAACAGATCCTTTAGAATTGTTAGAAATAGGAAGGACTGGTGTAGCTTTATCTTCTGATGTATTAGATGTATTAAACAGATTAGAGGAACGGGATAAAAAGAGGCAAGCTGAAGCTATTAGAGATTTAAGAAATGTGTTAGTTTCGGAAGGAACTACAGATCCTAGTATATTGTTTCGTGAAGAGTTTATAGATGATATAGCAAAAGCGTTAAAGAAGCCTGAGAAATATGTTAAGATGAAATTTGAAGAGGCTAAAAAGCAGGGTAAGGTTCCTGAAAGTTTGGCTTTAGAGTTAAAAGCGGTTCTTGGTTTAACACAGCCTGCTGGTTTACCTTATCCTATTTTATCAGAAGAGATGGTTAAACCTTCTACAGCACTTGAAGTTGCTTCTTTAGGTGAGATGAAGATACCAACACCTAGTGGCACTGTTTTAACTAAACCTGCTGGTATCTCACCTTCAGAATTTGGTTATATTGCTCAAACTTATACACCATATTATAAAAATGTGATTTTAAGCCAAGAAGATGTTGATAAATTAGGTGTAAATGATGAAATAAAAAAATTTTTAGAAGTTTTTACTAAATTAAAAATTCCAGTGAATGATAAAACTATACTAGGATTAATAAGATTACCACTTGAATATTTAAAAGAATTGAACCAAATTGTTGATAAAGATCGTGTAATTTTGACTAAAATTAAAGATGAAATTGATGAAAATTCACATTATGCACATTTAGATGAAATTTCTCGTTGGGATTTAGCGTTTGAAGAATTCTATAGACAACTGAATAGATTTCCTGAAGGGACTTCAGAAAATATTAGAAGAAAGGTTTTAAGTAGGATGGGTGGGCAACAGATAGATTTAAAGAAGACTTTAACTGCTCCAGTAGAACAAAAATCTCAATATGAGGTATCGCCTTCTACAGGTGTTCCAGATTTAGATTTTATGAAGAAAGTTGAAGAGTATATAATTGAAGAAAAAAAGCGGAAAAAATAAGGTGAGAAAACTATGGAAAAGAAATTTAAACAAGAACCTTTTTATAGACAAGCTGTTGATAGTTATGCTAATTTATTGGTTGAATATAATGATTTATTAGCTAATAAAGTAAGGAATGTTGAAGAACAGAAGCGGTTAGAAATCATTGATGATTTTTTAAGATTTAAGATAAAAGATTTTACAAGTGAAAGGTTAAAAGGGACTGGTTATAATGTAGATGAATTTCTTGATGAAGTAATAAAAGAGGCTTCAGAAAAGGCTCGTCTAAAGTATTATTCAAGGCTTATCCCAAGAAATATTCAGGAACCTTCTGAATTAGCTCCATATTTAAAAATTTATAGTATTAAAAGTGTCTCAGAGTTAGAGAAAAAAACGTTAAGAGATCTTGCTGAGTTATGGTATAAGAGGAAAGAGTTTGAGAAAGAGAAGGAATTAGCAGACATTAAAGCAAAAGAAGCAAGTGCTATAGCGGAAAATCCTACTGATAGTAATTTATTAGGTTATGCTTTTAGTAAGACTTATGATAGGTTAGGTAAAGCGATAAAAGAAGTTCCGTTATTAGGACTTACTTTAGCATTACCATTTGGTGGTATAACAGATGCTTTGTTAGAATATTCTAATTTACGTGATGTAAGGAATTATTTAAAGTCAGGTAGGATAACTAAAGAAGATTTTAAGAATTATTTAGAAGGCAAGATAACGTTAAAAGAGATTGTAGAGAAAGTATCAGGTTGGGAAGAT